ATTTGATGCTGTCAAAAAGATTGTAGACGAAATCATCCGTGAACGGTCCGACTATAAGCATTGCGTAAGCTGGCGGACTGAAAAGTTAGAGGTAATCGACACTGACGAGCGGTACGGATACACAACGGTAGAGTGGGTGTATTACGTGAGGGATTCTGGCTGAGAGGTGAAGCAAATGGGAAGACTGATTGATGCTGATAATCTGAGAGCGCAGATTGAAGCACATGAAATTGATACAAGGTTTACGCTTACTTCATATGAATACGGTTACAACACCGGGCTTGAAAAAGCGGAGGACGAGGTTGATTTTGCTAAAACCGTAGAAGCAATTCCAGTTGACTGGCTGATGAAAAAAGCGGATTCGTACTATAAAAACAACTGCATTTTTTCTTCGATTGCTATAAGGTCTGCGGTTGATGCGTGGAAAGAGGAGCAGAAAGAAAAAGGAGAGTGATATGAAAATCAAAGATAGAACCAGTTTTGTGATAGCTTTGGGGTGTGCCGTTTGCCTTATCATTAACATTGCAAATCAGAAAGACGCTTTTGTGATTGGCGTTTGTGCGGTAGCGGTGGTTGGCAATCTAATCTGTGCTTACCTGTGATGGGAAAGGAGAATGATATGAATATCGGAGAAGCATATAGAATTTTTCACGACATCGACAGTGATAAATATACTGTCGATGAAAAGGGACTGGCAATAAAGCTGATTCTTGACATGGAAACGCATAACAGCGTGACTAAGGAGATGCTTATAAAAGCTCTTAGGTGGCTTTGGAATGAGCATTTTGAGTGGGAAGGAGAGAAATAGCAACGTGGAAAAGAAAAAGTATGTTATTGAGAAAGAAGGATATGAAAAAACTATTGTTTCCCTGTCTGAAAACGAGGTAAAAGCCCTTGATTCTTTCCTTGATTGGGCCTGTCTTGATGATTCTATAACAATCACACCAGTAGAAGAGTATATTGCAGAGGAGTGGGGCGCATGACAAGCGATTTTGAGGTCAAAATAGGCTTATGTTACCGCAAAAACCTTTGCATTGACTGCGACAATACGAGATGCGGACATTGCGGTCAGATTCTTGCGGATTGCCCAAAATACCGATGCGATAGGCCGCCGGGATTTATTGAGGACTGCGAAACGTGCGAGTTCCTGCAGGAATATCAGAAGGATATGAGAGACTATTACAGCTCGTTGAAAAAGGCAGAATAAACGTTCCTATTGATGCCGGGTATAGTATATGCTAATATTATCATAGATGCACAGGAAGGAGGTGCGGTCCGTTGTTTTAGATAAATGAGATACGCAGAACGATTCAATTACAATTACAGGCGTCCCTTTACCCTTTTCTATTTCCCTAAATTCATAACAAATAAAATATTAGTAACAAAAACAAAAGGGACGCCTATATCGGAACATAGCTCAATGGTAGAGTGCCGACGTTTGCACGGGGGTTGCAGGTTCAAGTCCTGCTGTTCCGATTACCCGCCTGTAACAAAAATATGTTTTTATCAAGAAAGGAGAAAACCTTCCGTGTAAAGAAAGAATCGTAATCTTTTTGGCGGGTATCGGCGTGTAGCGCAATGGCAGAGCTCCGGCTTTTGATGCCGTGTGTTGAAGGTTCAAGCCCTTTCACGCTGATTATAAACCCTACCGCTTAGGAAAGGGATTGTTCGTGGCGGAAAAGGAGACGCAGTAAAGTCCGAAACTGGACCGTTGGAAGGACAGCGATTGGTGAGAGTGAGTATGCCAATCATGCAGGGTGCAAGTCCCTGCCGAACAATTTGGATGAAATAGAGAGCTATGCCGATAAGAATGCTTGCGACACATGACGGAATAGCTTCCAAAACCCGGTCACGGTTCAACCAGTAAAAACCGTCCAACAATGCAGAGCTGTGGTTGACGGCTCTGCATATTTTATTTAATAATATGACAAAAGCAGAGGAAATTCACTTTAACAAGATGATGGAAACATACGGGCAGTATCTCAAAACAACATCTTGGAAACGTAAAAAAGACCTAAAAAAGAGCCTTGCTAGTCTTGAAAAGGACTGGTTTGATTATATGAGATTCAAAAACGGAGGTAAAAATGCAGGTTAAAATGGTTCCGCTTGCGGATATTATTCCGTACGAGAACAATCCACGAAAAAACAATGATGCTGTGCAGTATGTAAAGAACAGCATCAAGGAATTTGGTTTCAAAGTGCCGATCATCGTGGACAAGGAAAACGTCATCGTCGCAGAAACGTCAATCCCAATCGGGATGACTGCTGTAATTTAAGGAGAGCATGATGGCATCGAAGCGTGTCGATAGAAAGTGCAAACAATGTGGTTCTGATTTTTGGGTGTATCTATCAGCTTTGGAAAAATCGAATACAAGCGGTAATTTTTGTTCAAGAAAATGCTACAACGAATATCAGAAAACGCTGACTGGTAGTAAAAACAATCATTATACCAGAGTAGAAAAGGAATGCCCGACATGTGGCAAAAAGTTTCTTGCGCTTCCGTCAAAAATAAAAATGTACAAAAATGTTTTTTGTAGTGTTAAATGTCGTGGCGAATATATGAAATACTATACTGGCGGAGAAAAGAATACAAACTGGAAAGGCGGAGAAAGTAGGTATAGGGGCAATTTTGATGAAGTGAAGAGGAAACACTTCAGTGGAACTCAGTTTTGTGCCATCTGCGGAACAACGAAAGGGATACACATCCATCACATCATTCCATATAGGTTATCGCAAGACAATTCGGTTGATAATTTAATACCGCTTTGTAGACGGCATCACAAGAAGATTGAGAGCATGTCATTGGATTTTATTGAGTCGTTTGACGATGACACATATGAAATAGCCAAAATGTATATGAACAACATTTTGAGAAGTGCACAGATGGCAACAGCAACCGTATTGAAAGAGGTGGCGAATGGATAATCTGAAAATCGAATACTTGCCGGTTGAGGACTTGGTACCTTACCAGAACAACGCAAGAAAACATACAAACACAGATGTGAGTGCCATAGCAAAAAGCATAGAGATGTTTGGCTTTGACGATCCTATCGGCATCTGGAAGGGAAATGTCATCATTGAAGGGCATGGACGGTTGATGGCTGCGAAACAGCTTGGTATGGAAACGGTGCCGGTGATACGCCTTGACCATCTGACGGATGAAGAAAGACGAAGCTATGCTTTGGTGCATAACAAAAGTGCAGAGTTGTCCGGCTGGGATTTTGAGAAACTGGAACTTGAACTGTCTGAACTGCCGGAAATTGATATGTCTGATTTTGGTTTTGAACTGAATTTTAGCGTTAGTGATACCAATGTAGAAATTGTTGAAGATGAAATACCAGAAAGCACACAAACACGTTGCAGGGTCGGCGACTTGTGGCAGTTGGGAAATCATAAACTTATATGTGGAGATTCTACGGATGTTGCGGTTATTGATAGGCTTATGGATGGGGTAAAGGCTGATATGCTCCTTACAGACCCTCCCTATAATGTGGATTATACAGGCAAAACAAAAGATTCTCTTAAAATTCAAAATGACAAGATGGATAATGATTCGTTTCGTCAATTTTTAAGAGATGCGTTTGCAAGTGCCGATTCGGTTATGAGGGCAGGTGCGGTTTTTTACATTTGGCACGCTGATTTGGAAGGATATAATTTTAGAGGGGCGTGTGCGGATAATAATTGGAAAATAAGAGAGTGCCTTATATGGAATAAAAATTCAATGGTGTTGGGCAGACAAGATTATCAATGGAAACACGAGCCTTGCCTTTACGGATGGAAAGAAGGAGCAAGCCATTTGTGGGCAAGTGACCGAAAACAGACAACAGTATTAAATTTTGACAGACCTATAAGAGCGGACTTACATCCGACAATGAAACCGATTGGTTTATTTGCATACCAAATCGGGAATAACACACACGAAGGGGATGTAGTATTAGACCTTTTCGGTGGTAGTGGTAGCACACTAATCGCCTGTGAGCAGTTAAATAGAAAATGCTATATGGCTGAACTTGACCCACATTATTGTGATGTAATTATTGAAAGATGGGAAAACTTTACAGGAAGTAAAGCAGTGCGTTTACAAGGTGAATAATTATGGCAAGACCGAGAAAAGAGATTGACAAGAAGGAATTTGAAA